GCCTGCGTCGCCCTACGCCGCGCAAGAACCTGCGTCTCCAGATATCTGGGGCGTGGCCGACCCGCAGTACGCGAACCCGCCCGCGGTATCGCTCGAGGCGCCCATGGCAGCGCCGCCCACCGTCGCGCCGCCGGCGGCGCTCATGCCCTCACGTGAGCCGATGCCCGCGCCGATGCCGGGCGAGGCGCCGGCGCCCGAGCTCGTCGCGCCTGACGCGCGGTCCATGCGTGAGCCCCTGCCGCTCGGCGACGCGTCGACCTATCGCGGTGCAGCCGGCGAGGTGCAGCGCTCGGCTGAGGAGGCGCGCTCGTCGTTCGACCGGCAGTCGGCCGTCTACGACGTGACGAGTCGCGAGCGCCGCGCCGCACAGGGCGAGTTCGCGGCGGAGCAGCAGGAGCTTCTGCGCGCGCAGCAGGAGCGCACGCGGCTCTACCAGGAGGAGCGTCGACAGCTCCTCACGGACTACGACCGCATCAACCGCGAGATCGCCGAGGATGCGCGGAAGGTCGGCGACTCGCGCACGGACAAGCAGAAGATCCTCGGCATCGTGGCGATCGCGCTCGCCAGCATCGGCGACGCGGTCGGAGCACTCGGCGGCTATCAGTCCGATGGCTCCACGCGCGTGGCCGAAGGCATCAGCCGCGCGGTGCAGGCAGACGTCGACCGGCAGTGGAAGGCGCTCGAGAAAAAGGGCGAGCTCGCGAAGGCGACGCGTGATCGCATCGGCCAGGTTCGCGACTTCTTCGGCGACGACATGCAGGCGCAGGCGCTCGTCGGCGCGATCACGAAGGACCGCTACGCCTCGCAGGTCGAGAGCATCGCGGACACCATGGGCAACAGCGAGCGCGCGGAGGCCGCACGACGTGGCGCTGCGCAAGCACGCGCGGAGTCAGCGCAGACCATTCGCGACCTGTTCGTGCAGAACGAGGAGCTACTTCTACGCAAGCGCGCTGCGGCACGTGCGGGATCGGGACGTGCACAGGGCAGCGGCCAGGGCACGCTGACGCAGAGTCAGCTCGAGGCGCTCAAGGATCTCGGGATGCTCGATGCGGAGGGCGCCAAGGCTCTCAGCGCGATGCGTGGCGTGGATATGAAGGTGCCCAAGTCCACGACGCTCTCCGAGGGAGAAAAGAAGGTCCAGCGGCTCATGGCGGGTGTCGCGCCGGCGGCGCAGACGATACGCGAAGCGGTCGCGACGGGGGCTGAGGTGCCGCACCCGTACTACAGCAAGATCCTTCCTGACGCGGTTCGTGGACGCGACGCCGTCCAGCTTGAAAGGTCGATGTCCGCAATGTCCGACATCCTCCTGCGCGACGAGTCCGGTGCGGCCATCGGGGTCGAGGAGAAGGAAAAGAAGCTCGATGGCTGGGGCATCTACAGCAGCGACCCGGAGGTGCGCCGCGAAGGCCTGCGGCGCATGCTCGTCGAGTTCGAGGCACGGAGCAGCGTCGGCGCGGCGCAGCCCGAGCAGAGCAGTCAGCCCGTCGTGAGGCATCCGGGCACGACGGTCCAGAGGGCAATCCGCTTCAAGCCTGATGGGGCGCGCTGATGGCTGACGTCCGCGTCGTCGCGCCGGACGGCACGAAGGGCTCGGTCCCCGAGGAGGACCTCGAGTCGGCCCTCGCGCAGGGATTCCGACTCGAGTCGGGCACGGACGTCCGCGTGGTGGCGCCCGACGGCACCGCGGGCACCGTGCCCCAGGACGACGTGAGCGCGGCGCTGAGCGAGGGCTACCGGCTCGAGAGCGCGAAGCGCGAAGAGGACCGCTACTCAAGCCCGCTGCAGACCGCGGCGACGTTCGGTGAGGGCGTCGCGAAGGGCGCCTCGCTCGGCATGCAGACGCCGCTCGCGGCGCTCGAGGGCTTCGGGTCGTACCTCGGGAGCAAGGCCTTCGAGGCGACGCAGCCAGAGGCGCCCAAGGCGACGCTGTCTCAGTCGATCGACGAGGCGCAGACCGACATCTCGCGTCGCGCCGAGGCGAACCCGATCGCGAACGTCGCGGGTCAGCTTACGGGCGTGGTGGGCTCGACGCTCGCGACGGGCGGCGCGGGCGCAGCGACGGGCACGGGGCTCCTCGCGCGGGGCTCCACGGCGCTCGCCGAGCGTGCGGCGGCCGGCGTGTCGGCCACGGCGGCGCGCGGGCTCCTGCGGCCTGCCACGCGCCTGCTCGTGCAGGGCGCAACCGAGGGCGCGGTGTTCTCTGCGGCGCAGGAGGTCGACCGGTCGTTTCAGTCGGGCGACTGGGAGGGCATCGCTGAGCGCGCCGCTGCAGCAGCCTGGGATGGCGCGAAGCTCGGCGGCCCGCTCGGAGTCGCGGCCGGCGCAGGTCTCGGCGTCGCGGGGGCCGCCGTGCGCGGCGCAGCACGCGTCCCCGGCAAGCTGCGCGAGCTCGCCGGCACGAGCGCCTACAAGGCCATCGTGGGGCGCACGAACAAGGCCTCGATGAAGGCCGCCGAGCGCCACGGCGGAGCTGCCGCGGTGGGCCGCGAGCTCCTCGAGGACGGCAGCATCCCGCTCGCCGGTGGCTTCGAGGCGAAGGTCGAAGCCCTCACGCGCAACGTGGACGACCTCGGTAAGCAGCTCGGCGACATCGTGACCGAGATCGACGACGCGGCCCAAGGTGTCTCGATGGCCGTCCGGCCGAGCCGCATCGCCCTTCGCGATCGCATCCAAAGCGAGGTGCTCGAGCCGCTCCGACAGGGCACGTTTTCGGCCGACACGTACCGCGCCGTGAAGCGCAAGCTCGACGGGCTACTCGGTCAGCTCTCGCGCGCCGAGCGCCCCGTCGTCGTGCGAGGCAAGGGCGGGAGTGCAGCGCTCAACCGCGACAAGATCTCGTACGAGGACCTCAAAGCCCTTCGCGTCGAGCTCGATCAGGAGCTCGGCAACTGGAACAAGCTCACGGCCGAGCAGGGCCCGCTCAAGGCGTTTCGCGACACGCGCCGCGTGATCGAGGACTACTGGATCGAGAGCGTCGAGCAGATGGGCGTGGCCGCGGGTAAGCCTGACCTGGCGCAGCGAGTCCGCGACCTCAAGCGTGCGTACGCCGCGCAGGCTCTCGCGCGCGATCAGGCCCAGGAAGCCCTCGAGACAGCGCTCGCGAATCGCTCGATTTCGCCCTCGGACTACATGACCGGAGCGGGCGTCGGCATCGGCACGGGCAACCCGCTCACCGCCGTGGCGAGCGCGGTCGGACACAAGCTCGCGCGCGAGCGTGGGCGAGGGGTCGCAGCTCTCGCGCTCGACCGGGCCGCGGACGGCGCCACGGCGCTGCAGGCGGCGCTCAGTCGCGCGGCCGAGACGCGTGCACTCTCCAGCGTCGCGAGGGGCGCGAAGGCGGCCAAGGGCTCGCTGAGGCGCGCGCTCACGCTCGAGGCCGCCGAGGGTGAGATCTCGATGCTCTCCGCGAGTCACCCGGTCTACATGGGGCTTCAGCAGCAGACCGAGGAGCTGCGCGAGAGCGGCTTTCCCGAGCTCGCCGACGCCGTCGACGCGCACCAGGCACGCGTGCGCGAGTATCTCGCCGCGAAGGCGCCGCCGATGGGCGACCCGGACGTGTTTGGCTCGCAGGCTCCACGCGACCGCGCAGCACTCGCGAAGTTCGCGCGCTACGCCGATGCCGCGCGAAACCCCGAGGGCGCGCTCATGCGCGTCGCCTACGGCATGCACCACGGCGAGGACCTCGAGGTGCTGCGCGAGCTCTATCCGTCGCTGCTCACCGACTTGCGCGCGAAGGTCGCTGAGCGTTTGCCGGGCTCGGCTGCAAAGCACTCCCTTCGCGATCGCGCGGCGCTCGAGGAGCTCGGCGTGCCCACGGGCCCGTCGTCGTCGCCCGAGCACGCGGCATGGCTCCAGGGCCTCGCGGCGTCCACGCAAGAGCCGGAGCCGGAGCAGCAAGCGCCGCGCAGGCCGAAGCCTCGCGGGCAGTACGACGCCCACGGAGACAGGTACGCGGTGCGCGGGGATCGGGCCGAGTGAACCGGCGCGACGCGCTCCTCGTGCTCGCGCGCAGAAAGCGCATCGTTCAAGCGCTCACTGCCGAGCTGCACGACATGCAGCGCCAGGTCGTCAGCGATTTATCGCGGTACATCGCGCTTCTCTGCGGCCGACGTTCCGGCAAAACGGAGCTCGTCGCGCGGCTCGTCGCGTCGGCCATTGTGCAGTGCGGCGACAACGAGTGGGTCGTGTTCGGCGCGCGCACGCAGGCGATCGCGAAGGACTTGATCTGGTCTCACCTCGTCAGGATCAACGAAGAGTATCAGCTCGGCTGGAAGCTCAGCGAGCACACAGGCTTGATCCGTGCCCCGAACGGCGCCCGCTTTCGCGTGTTCGGCGTGGACGACAAGGTCGCGATCGACAAGGTGCGCGGCTACAAGATCAGGCTCGCGTGTTTCGACGAGGCGAGCACTTACGACGACCTGTTGCCTGGCCTCGTGGAAGCCTTGGGTCCTGCGCTCACCGACCTCTCTGGACGCCTTGTGCTGTCGGGCACCCCGGGATCCGTGACGGTGGGCTACTGGTACGAGGCGAGCACGGGCGACGTGAGCACGTACCCCGAGACGCGGCGCTACTCGCGTCACAAGTGGACCGTGCTCGAAAACTCGAAGTACCCGCGCGACCCGCACGAGATGCTGCGCGAGGAGCGCGAGGCCTTCGGCTGGACCGAGGACGACGAGTCGTATCTCCGCGAGTACTTCGGGCTCTGGGTCAACAACCCGTCTGCGCTCGTGTACGCACTGAACGAGCAGCGCAACGTGGTGTCCGAGCTCCCAGTCCCGTTTGACCGCGACACGTGGCTCACGACGATCGGCGTCGACTTCGGCTACACGGACGAGTGCGGCTGGGTTGTCTGGGGCAGCCCGCCGCACAGCCAGGAGGTGTTCGCGTTGCACGCGGTCACGCGCTCGGGACTGCTCGCGGACGAGGCCGCCGAGGTCACCGCCGAGCTCGCCGAGCGGTACAAACCGGCGACGATCGAGGGCGACGGCGGAGGCCTCGGCAAGCCCTACGTGGAGGAGTTCAATCGGCGCTGGGCGGCCAAGCACAAGATTCAGATCAGCTACGCCGAGAAGACCGACAAGCCTGGGGCGATCTCGCTGTACAACAGCGACCTTCGCGCGGGCCGCACGAAGTACCTCCGCGGCGAGGCTGACGCGTTGATCCACGAGCAGCGAAAGCTCCCCTGGGTGAGCCTCACAAAGCGCGTCGAGCACCCGAGTTACCCGAACCACTGCAGCGACGCGGGGCTCTACGGCTGGCGCAAGCACCACGCGTACTGGCAGCGGCCGAAACGACCGGACAAGAGCCAGGCCGAAATCGACGCCGAGGCGCGCGCAAAGCGGATCCGCAGCGCAAGTAAGGTCCGAGGCCTGCCGTGGTACGAGCGGGCCTGATTGGGCATAATCGCCTAGCGCAGAGCGAACCGCGCGAACTCCACCTCGAGAGGCTCGCTCATGTCAGATCTGCAAAACGCCGCGACGATCCGCCCCTGCATCGTGCGCAGCACGGCCGACGCGACGGGCGTCAAGGGCTTGCTGTTTCGTAACGCGCTGAGCGGCGCTCCGGCTTCCACGACGCTCACGCTGCCTACGGAGGTCAGGGGCGCTTACGTGGACATAATCGCGCGCGGCGTCGCAGTGCAATACGGGTTCGTGCTCGACGGCGACACGTCGCCCACGCTCGTGTTTGACCAGCCCGTCACGATCGGAACGGGCCATGCTGCGGCTGCCGGTACGATCATGAGCGGTGAACGCGTCTCGGTGGAGATCCCGCGCGACGCAAAGCAGCTCGTCTACATTTGGGAGAGCGCAACAGCCGGCGCTTACTTCGAGGGCCATCTGTCTGGGCGCAAGGGATGAACGCCCGCCGCATCCCGCCGCTCATGCGCCGCGGCGGCCGCTTCAGCGCGCCTGTCGGCGCGGCTGCTCCGGCCCTGGAGGCGCCTGAGACGATCTCCGGACTGCTCGCTTGGTTTGATCCTTCCATCAACGTCACGAAGGCAGGCACGCCTGAGAGAGTGTCTAGCCACATCAGCCGTGAAGGCAATGAGTACGAGATCCTGCAAGCATCTGGGCCAGCTCAGTTCCTATGGAGCGCTACTGGCATCCTTGGTAATCCGGCTTTTTACGGAGACGGCGCTCGGTATCTCGATGGAGTGGTCGCACTTGGTGAAATGATCGACGGGTCTGCTCCTCACAGCATTGTATTCGTGTGTGATCGCGACACGACCACCAGTTTCGACACTGTGTTTGCGATCGGTGCCGAGGCCGGGACCAGCGTCTCGTTCGTGAGGCCAGCCGGCACGAACTTTTTCAACCACAGCCGTTTCCGCGCTGACGGTGGCACGTCGTCGTACGCGTCGACAGCAGCGGCGACCGCTTCGCCGTCTTATCACGTACTCACGTACGACGGCACAAACAGCGCGTGGCGATCCAACGGCGTGAGCGGAGGCAGCGGTGCCAACGCGATCGCTCAAGACGTCGCGTGCGTTCGCACGGCCATCGGAGCGCGCCGTTTCAATGGGACATACGCCTCGTTCATGACGGGATGGATCGGCGACGTGCTGGTTTACGATCACGTTCTAACAGTTGGCGAGATTACGACGCTGGAAGACTGGATATCAGCGAAATACGTGGGGATCTGACATGCGCATCGCATTGCTCACGCAGCAGCAACTCGACGGCCTTAGGCCAGGCCTCGGCACGATCAACACATCGCTCGCGCGTCGTGGGAACGCGAATCCGAGGATGCCATCAAGGTTGCACCCTCCTGCCAACTACTCGCCTGGCGCGCGAGGCTGGACGATACCGACTGCGATCTACCCGCAACTCAACGGTAGCATCGTTGTCGTGATGGAGGTGCCGGCGTGGGAGCGGCTGAACCCCGCTTCGCGCGCGCTTTTCCGGGAGCTCGAGGTGTGGGATTATCCGCCCGGATTCAACGAAGGGGAGGCCGTGCCATGGCCGTGAGTCCTCACGTGCTGCGCTGGGCGCTGCGCATCGCAGGAGGCATCGCCGCAGGCATCGCTGCGATGTTCCCCAGCTACGCAGCGATCCTCGGGCCCGTGTCTGCGGGCCTGATCGGGCTCGCGATGCGCGCGCCGGGAGACGTGCGCGAGGTACGCGAGCTGCGCGAGGATGACGATGGCTATCCTGTTCCTGCGTTTCAGAATTTGGTGGCGCCGGTGGTGGCCCTGGCTGTGCAGTGCCCTTGCCATCACGCTCACGCTCGGGCTCTACCGGCGCCGCCGACCCCCTCTACCCGAGGACGATCCGATCACGCGAAGGCTGATGAGCACCTACGTGCGCAAGCAGCTCGAGCGCGAAGCGAAGGCCGAGCACGAGGCGGCGCAGCAGCACTTGATCCGCGCGCACCAGGCCGAGCAGGACGCAGAGCGCAGGCAGGCCGAGGCGCGCGAGCTGAGCGACGACGATGCCGTGCTCATCTTTCGCGAGCGCGCACGAAAGAAGACCGCAAACCCACTGCTCGTGCTCGCGGTCGCGCTGCTCGCGTCGAGCACGGTGCACGCAGCGGAGCCCACGGCAGACACGGAGTGCACGCAAAGTGAACCGGGAACCCCATGCATCGCCCTTCACCCCATCGACGCAGAACGCGGCATTTGGCTACCCAGGCCCGTCTATCTCGACGTGCTCTCGGACCTCGCAGCGACCGATGGCCTTCGCGTCGCACTCGACGAGCACAAGCTCGCCGTGGCCCGGCTACTCGCTGAGCGCGAGCACCTGCTGACTTCGCGTGATCGCGAGATCGAGCTCTCGGACGCTATGGGCGCGGCTCGGGACCGCGAGGCCATGGCGCGGCTCGAGTGCGAGGAGCGCGCGGAGGCATGGTGGCGCTCGCCGTGGCTGTGGCTCAACGTGGGGCTGCTCGTCGGCGGCGTCGCCGTGACGAGCGTCGCGCTCGCGGTGGCGCGTTGATGGGCGAGCTGTTCGCGGGCGGCAAGCGCGTGGAGGTTGGGTTTCCAATCCTCCACACGCACAAGCTGCACGTCTCGCGCATGCGCAAGCGTACCGATCTGATCGTCGAGCACTGGACGGGCGGCGAAAACCCCGTCGACACGTTCGTCGGCACGCTCAAGACGCGCGGCCTGAGCTGCCACTTTTTCGTCGACCACGAGGGCTCGGTCTATCAGCTCTGCGACGCGGACGCGCTCGCCGCGCACGCACGCGGGCACAACGCGCGCTCGGTCGGTGTCGAGATCCAAAACCACGCAACAGGCGACCCGGTCGTTCGGGGAATCCGACGCGAAGTGGTGCTCGAGGACGTGCACGGCGTGCCAGAGCGGCGCGCGACGTTCACCCCGGCGCAGGTCGCCGCGACGATCAAGCTCACCGAGGCCCTGTGCGCGCACTACGGGCTGCCCTTCGCGGTGCCGATGGACGGCCGCGACGTCGTGCGCACGACGCTGCCGGTGCACGAGCTCGCGGAGTACCGCGGCGTCGTCGGGCACTACCACCTGACGCGGCGCAAGCGCGACCCCGGGCTCGCGTTGATGCGGGCGATCGCGGCCACGCGCACGCGAGGCCGGGACGGGGCCGCGGAGTGACGGGGGTCTATCGTGACAGGGGCACTGACGTGGGGTGAGGCAGTGGACGAGACGGAGGTAGCCACGGGGGGAGTCGTCGCGCTGATCGCGGCAGCCCTGGGGCTCGCCAAGCTCCGTGAGCGTCGCACCCGTGCCGAGCGCCGGGTCGAGCAGAGGATGGCCGAGACGTGGCAGCGAGACGGCCTGGCGCGTGTGCAGCGACTCGAGCAGGAGTACACCGCGCAAGCGCGTCAGCTCAGCGCGATCGCGACGGAGAACGCTCGGCTGAGGTGGCAACTCGACGACCTCGAGCACGAGCACCAGCGCGCGCTACACCAGCTCGCTCGAGCCGAGAGCACGATTCGCGAGCTCCAGGCCGACCGCGACGAGCTCGCGCGGCAAAACCAGGCGCTCGCCCTCGAGCTGCGCAGCTTGTACCGCGAGATCGCGGGCGGACACCAGACGCTCAAGATTCGCGTGCCTCCGCAGGGCGGAGAGCGGTGATCACCACGCCGTCCCGGTTCCGACGCACTCTCTGCACGGCGTGGTGCCGACGAAACCGGTCCCTGAGCACCACGTGCACGGGACCCGCGTCGCGTCGCTGGCGAGCAGACGGCCGAACTCGCGCGCCTCGTCGATGACCACGAGCCGTGCCTTGCGGCCTCTCCACTCGCTCATCGTGCCCCCCTCCCCTTCGCGTTCCGCTCAGCCGCGAGGCTGAGCAGCTCGAGAAACTGCGCGGCGGCCGTCGCCTCGTGCTCGGTGTTTCCCCACGCATCGGTCACATAGTTCAGCGCCTCGGCCGTGCACAGCCATTCGCCGGGCGCTTCTTCGGCGCACTCCACGATGGCGCTGCTCATGGCTTCACCTTCGCCGGCATCACTCCGGGGATTGGCGACCAATGCGTGTGGTAGCCGGGCCAGTCGTCATCGAGCGGCGAGCCCACGTATGGCGGCTCATCGATCGGAAAGCGCCACCAGAGCATCAGGCCCTCGTCTTCGTGCCATTCATCCAATGGGCGCGCGGTGTGAAGTTCATCGTGCTCGAGCAGTTCCGCCGCCATCTCGGCCACCGCGGGCTCGCACGGTAGCCCCTCGTGCGCGCGCAATCCCAGCAGCGCGCACCGCTTCCCGTCGTGGTGCCGGCACCGGTCGTGACACGTGGGCACCAGATTCAAGCCGGTGCTCGGCTCCGGCCGTTCGTTGTACACACGCAGCTTGCTCTTACGCATTCCGCCCACCCCCTTCGATGCGCAACGGCACCTGAACGATCTCCCCGTCCACCTCATCCCAGCGCTCCACCATTTGGTGCCGCAGGTCAGGCCAAACCAGATCCACATCGGCGCGAAGATCCACGCGCACGTGCAAGGTCGCGCTGTAGGCGCCGCGCTCACGCGCCAGCGCTACAAGGTTGCGCATCACGGCTGCCAACTCGGGCGCCGCTTGCTTGCGATCAGCCATCGCGGCCCTCCACGTTGCGCTTGAAGGCGCGCAGCCAGGCAGCCGGCACTCAACCCGCGCCGTCTTCTTCCACGCGCAGCACCCCACGCGATGCCGCGGCCGCGATCTCGAACGGCGTCAGGTGTGCAGTGCCCGTTCGTTCATGGGCCGGTGGTTCGCCGGTGTCGCACTGCGTGCATTCACAGTCGGCACACCCGCCGCGCTCCTCCCCATCCACTCTGTGCCGCGTCACGAAGCAACCGCATCGGGCACAGCGCGGAACCGGGGGCGCCATTTGCGCTAGCTGAGCGATGATTGTGCGCGCGGCATCATCACCGTGCTGACCGTGCGGTGGCTGGCGGCCGAGGGCATCCAGCAGCTCCTTTGCCCAGTCCTGCCAGGCGATGCATGCCTTGCGCCACGCTTCGGACCATTCGCGCGCATCGCAAAGCTCCATCGCTAGGTTGTCGATGCGGCGCTGCAGTGGCGCTGTGCTGCGCTCGAGTTCGGCCGCCTTCAGCCGGTCGTAGTCCGCACGCATCCTGTCGTATTCGGTCATTCGATCACCTCCTCGGCGCCCTCGCCGCACGCGCACGGGATGCACCAGCACGCCCGGCACCCGTTCGGGTCGTACGCTTCCACTAGCTGGTAGCCGGTGCGCACTTCATCCGGCGCCGAGGGTGACAAACTGCGCACCGCGGCACGGAGCCGGGAAGCGCCCGCTCAACGTGACGCGCACCGGGGAGCCTGGGCCTTCGTATGTCCCGATCGCCACCACTTCCCACGTGCGATTGCTGAGCCCGTATCGGGGCTCCAGCTTCATGCCGATCTGCACGATGGGCAGCGGGCAGGTGCCCGCGGGGATGATGGGCTCAAGGCCGCACAGGCACTCGGCGCCCGACTTGAAGCACACCGGGCACCCGCGCCCGGGGTTCGCTGGCTGGCTCATCGTTCGCCCCTTTCGCCATCGGGCACCGGCTCGCTGCCGGGCACTGGGAAGCCCCGCCATGGCACCGACAGCATCGCCCCCACCCTTTGCCGCAGGCACTCCGTGGCGCACTCGTGGTGGCACCGAGCGCCGTCGTGGGGGCAGCGCTGAAGACCGATTACGCGGTCGGTCGCGTTGTCGCCGCACGGGAACCCGAACTCAGCATCCGTTTCACCGGGCCACAGCGAACCCGGCAGCGGCTCCGCGTGGTACCCGGGGCATTCAAGCTCGCAGTAGTGGAAGCCCAACGGGGCGGCGCGCCCAACGGGCTTCTTCGTGGCGCCACACACTGTGCATGTGACCGCGATTCCGATCTTGGTGGCGCGCCTGATCACGGGATCACCTCACTCCCGTTCGCATCAACGTTGCGCGCGCCCGCCGTCGCGTAGCGCGGGCCGCGGCGCTCGTTCAGCGCGAAGCGCGCCTCGCACTCGGGCCCATGCACCAAGTCGCAAAGCGGCACAATGGAGCCGCCAACATGCTCAGCGGTCAAGCCGCACACCTCGCACGTCTGCGCCCGCCTCATCGCGGTCCCCCGGTGTAGCGGCTGCCATCGGCGCCCACCTGGTCCCAAAGCGATGTGGGCACCGTCCAATCATCAAGGCGGTGCCATAGATGAAAGCAGTGGCTGTTCACGTTCAGCCACTTCGATGCGGGCGCGAGCACTTGCACGACGAGCGCCTCGGGACCGAACACTGCGTCGCGCACGATCTTGATTTCCGCCCACGTGGGGTCACGGTCGGGGCGCGCCAGCGAGCAGTGCCCCCACACGCCATCGCCGAGGACGGAGTAGTCATCCACCGAAACCAGCACGGTGAGCTTGCCCCGACGGAATGGGTAGAAAGTGAGCCCAGCCTGGAGCGGCGCGGGGCGCGGAGGCAGGCGGTCGAAGCCAGGCAGCTTCTCAGGTACAGTCCACGTCATTCCATCCCCCTTCGCGCCCGCACGACCTCGGCGCGCTCGACATGCGTGAGCCGTGTCCACGCCCACTCGCGAGCACGAGACGCTACGCGATAGGCTGCGTCCGCGAGCCGGTAGAGCGTGGTCATTTCGCGAGCTCCTCGAGCTTCTGCATCTTGCGCCGGATGCCGTCGGCGAGCGTCTCGCCTTCGAGGATCCATGCAGGCCCAAGCGCTTCCTTGGCCTCGAGTAGCTCGGCGCGGATTGCGCGTCGCTCCTCGGTCACGAACACGCGATGCCCGCACTCGACGCACATCACGTGTTCGCTCGGGTCGAAAACGTGCGTGCCAGGTCTGCATGGGTCGCTCACGGCTCGCCCTCCATCAGCAACACGCCGTGCTCGCGCAGCGCTGCGTCACACGCTGCCTTCGCTTCGTCGAGCGTGGGCCAGTCGACGTACTCAGAGCCAGGCGGCGCGACCACCTCGAGGCCCGCCCACGCGCACCAGCGGAAGTCGCGCCGCCCTGTGCGCCGCACCGTCGCAGCGCTGCCGTCGCCAATGTAGCGCGCGATCTTGATGGGCTCGCCGTCGCGCATGTCGACCACGCGCCACGGGCCTGCGATCTCGGGCAGGTTGTCGAGCAGCAGTGCCGTCAGCTGAGCCGAACACGCGCTCAGCACGCCCTTCGCAGCGATGGCGCGCGGCACGGCTTGCTCGACGTCGGCGAGGTACGCGAACAGCGCGCGCTCAAGCTCGCCGATCGCGGTGTACACGCGCTGCTCAGGGTTGGTCGGCATGGTCTGCCTCTCTCTCTCGCTCGATCTTTGCTTCGAGGCGCGCGAGCTTCTCGGCCACCACGCGATCCACGTCGACCCCATGCTGCGCGAGCATGAATCGCGCTTGCGACATCATGATGACCACGTCCGCGACTTCGTGCGCGACAACTTCCGCAGTGACACGCTCGCGTTGCCATTGGTTGAGCGAGGCGATCAGCTCCGCGCACTCCTCGACGACCATGCCCCACTGGCTCGGTGGGCCCCAGGTCTCGACAGCGGCAACAGTCACGCGCTGCACGCGGAGCTGAATGGCCATGGCATCCTCGAGCCAGCTCACGGCGCCACCTCACGGCCGTCTGCGTCGACGTTCTTGGCGCCGATGATCGCACGCTGGGCTGCGGCGCGACGAGTCTCGGCGTCCTCGACGCAGCGCGCGAGCGCGAGCTGCATGCTCTCGGCTGAGCCGAGGTGGATGCACTGCGGGTCAGGCTCCGGCGTGTGCACGTAGATCGCGCAGCGCGTTCCGTCGTACAGCTGGATCCCGTACGCCAGCCGACCGCAGTCGAGCGTCAGGCAACGCGGGGTCATGCTCGCCGGGATCACGATGGTCTGGTCTCCCATGGCCATCCCCTCAGAAGTTAAGATCCGGGTCGTCAGGCATCGGCGCATCGTCCGGGATCGCCTGCGACCCGTTCGCGGCGCGCTTCTGCGCGGGTGGTGCGTAGCGCTGTTGCGGCGCGGCCTGACGCTGCGCGGGCGCCTGACGTTGCTGCGGCGCCGTGCGTGCCGATGCGGGCGTCTGCGCGCGCATCTTCGCGTTGATCCTCGCAGCAAACGAGGCCTTTGCTGCAGGGTCCATGACCTGTTTCATGGCGACGCCCATTCGATTGACGAACGTGGGCCGCCAGTACGGGTGGCCCTGCTCGTCGAGCTGCTCTTCGAGTTGCAACTCGAACTCGGTGCTCCCGAGGCCTGGCAGACTTACGACGTCCGTGCCGTCCCAGCCCATGATCTTGAGCGAGTCGATCGTGCGATCCTCGCTCGCCTCGGTGAAGTAGCCGTACCAGGTGAACTCGTGCCCGTCGTAGTCGCCGCCCACGACGACCACGCGCACGCCCACCTGCTCGGTACCGGTCGAAGCGAAGCCGAACTCGAACGTGTCCCCGAGTGCCCGCGCCTTGACGCGCATTTTGTTTGGACTCCCCATCACTCACCCCTTTCCTGCACCCGCTCACGCAGGCGATTGAGCACGCGCACGAGGCGCTGTACGTCGTCAGGCGCGGCGTCTACCGCACCCTGAACCTTGTCTTGCGTGTCCGCGTCGCAGCTCGACGCGAGCACCGCGATCTCGTCACGCAGCGCCTCGGCGCTCGCGGGCGTGCCACGCTCCACAGCCTCCGCGAAGGCCGCGTAGTCGAGCGGCAGCGTGTCGGGCAGACCATCGCGATTCTTCGCGTGGTACGCGGCGGTTTCGACGGTCTGCAGCAGACGCGCGCCGGTCGAGATGCCGCGCACACGCTTGGTCCTCGCGTCCTTCGAGAGCACCGTTTCGTGGCGAGCGAACAGCACCGTGTCGCACCAGCCACGCAACAGCCCCGAGGCCTGCTCGTGAATCTGGAGCGAATACCTATCGTAGTCGTCGCCCTCGGGATTTTTGAAGAGCTTGACCTGCGCGTGCGCGATGAAGACGACGGCCATCCCGCGTGCGCGGCGCATGCGCTCGAGGCGCGCGAGCAGCCCACGCCACTCGTTCAGCGCGACCTTGTATCCCTTGCCGTAGCCGTAGGCCTCGATGTTCGCCTGGCCATCGCGAGCGCAGATGTGCTCGAACACGAGGGCTTCGAGGTCGTCGAGCAGGTCGATCGCGAGCGTGCGGTAGCTGTGCTCTGCCGTCTCGAGCTCGGCGACCGCATCGAGCACGTCTTCCCAGCACGTGGGCCGGGGGAAGCGCGCGACGTCGAGACGCGAACTGCCCTCCTGCGTGTCGAGGAAGATCGGGCTCGGCATCTCCGCCGCGAAGGTCGTCTTGCCTACGCCGCCGACGCCGTAGAGCAGGATGCGGTGGGGCTCTTTGCTCACGCCCGAGCGTACTGCGCCAAGCGTCATGCGCTTCGCGCGCGGCGTGGGTGGTGGTCGATTCAGTTGCGCTTTCATGGGTCGTCTCCTCTCTCGAGATCTCAGGTGGTCAGGCTCAGCCAAGCTCAGGGTGCACGTCGTCGAGACGAGCGAAACGGGTGGTGTCGGCAAGCTCGGCCTCCCCACAGCACACCGCGAAAAAGGGGCACATCGAGCTGTAGCGCCGGCACGCGTCAGCATTGCGTGGGTAGCGGCCCGCGAGCTCGTCCTCGCGCAGTGAGCGCGCGAGCTGCCACGTATCGAGCTGCGCCTCGCGCTCCTCGCTCTCGAGCCTCACGACCTCCCCGCGCTGGAAGTACTTGTCGGGGTTCGCGCTGATCTCCTCGAGCAGCCGCTGCTCGTACTCCTCTTGCGTCTCGAGCCGCGTCTCGAGCACGTAGCCGAGCTCGGAGTCGCCGGTCTGACGCCACTTGCCGGTCTTCGTGCGCACGCGTTGCCCGTCTGCGTCGCGCACGATCTTGAGGCCCTCGTCGTCGAGCACGGGGACCTGCGACGGGCGTAGCGCGGGCTTTCTGACGACGTCGTAGACGCACCCGTCCACCTCGTGCCCGAGCGCGCGAGCGCCCGCGTAGTACGTCGAGATCTGCGAGTTGAGCTTGAGCGTCTGCCAGTAGACCGAGCCGAAGCCGATCTCCGAGCTCGTGGTCTTGTGCTCGACGAAGCGCCTCTCGAGCAGCACGTCGAGCTTGCCGGCGAGCTCGAAGGTCCGCGACGCTGCGCCGCTCTCGGGGTTGATCACGGGTGCGCGGAAGGCCTGCTCGACTGCGACGACCTCGTCGCGCAGCTCGTCGCCCCAGCGCGCGTCGTAGGCGACGAGCAGCACGCGAAGGCGTGAGGCCTCAGCCCAGTCCTCGATGCCGTCGGTAACCGCGACGATGGCCTCGTCGAGCCCGCGGCCGAGCCAGAGCGCCTCAAGCCCGCGATGCCACGCCGTGCCGAAGCGCAGGGCCTCCACGTCGCCCGCCGAGCGGTAGCCCAGCACGTACGCGAAGTAGTGCTCGCGCCGGCAGCGGCGCGCGACGCTCAGCTCCGAGTTCGTGATCACGCGAAGGACTGGCTTGCTGTTTTGCGCCGGTGCTGATGGTTGGAACACGACGTACCTCCTTCGTTGATTTTCAGCCGTCGCCGTCGCCGGAGCCGTCGCCGTAGCCGGAGCCGTAGCCGTCGCCGTAGCCGTCGCCGTAGCCGGAGCCGTAGCCGTCGCCGTCGCCGTAGCCGGAGCCGGAGCCGTAGCCGTCGCCGGAGCCGGAGCCGGAGCCGGAGCCGGAGCCGTAGCCGTCGCCGTAGCCGTCGCCGGAGCCGGAGCCGTAGCCGTCGCCGTCGCCGTAGCCGGAGCCGTAGCCGGAGCCGTAGCCGTCGCCGTCGCCGTCGCCGGAGCCGGAGCCGTAGCCGGAGCCGATCATTGTGCCCATCCGCAGGACTCAATCGAACGCGCAGCAACCGGCGTGACAGGCAGGATCTCGATCGCTTCTGTGAGCACGATCTGCGAGATCGGCTCACTCACGCGAGACCAGCCCTCGCTAGCCGCCTGCAGTCCGTGCAGGCTCAACTCGTGCAGGGTGCGCGCGCCACGCCACCTCCAGATCCGCCGTGCATTGGCGAGCACGACCTCCTTGCCTGTGTGCGACACGAGCTCGCCGCAGTGCACTCCCGCGCTGTAGGTGCGTACCAGTACCGTTTGCCTGTCTGACATTCTTTCCTCCAAGTAAATAGCCACCTGATGGGGTGCCCGGTGGCCCGGCTGTCGGGCGAGCGGCGATGGGGATTGGTTGGGTGACCGCTCGCCCAGACTCCTCAGGCCGCTCCGCGCGCTCGAGCGCACACGAGCAGCCGTAGACGTGGCTCGCCGATCAGGGCGAGGTCACCGAGCGTGATCTCGGACAGCCCGAGCCGGACGAGCTCGCGCACCGTGCGCCAGTCGATCGTGATCACGGCTCACCCCCGCGTCCGACGCGGTCGGCGATCGTGAGCGCTGCCTCGGCGAGGCCTCGCGGGTCGTGGTGCCCGTCGCAGATGGCCGCGAGCGCGCGCACGAGCAGGATCTGCGTCTCGCTCACCACGCCGATCGAGTTGCCCTCGCGGTGCATGCGCGCGATGTCCGCCTCGGTGCGCCTCAGCTCGTGCACGCTCACCCGCCACGGGTCGAGCTCCACCACCTTGCCCTCGCCTGCCGCCATCTCTGCCCCCTTCGCGGCCCACTGCCGCACGATCTTCCGCGCCTCGCGCGCTCTGTGGCGCGCGCAGTGCTCGCACCTGCACGGGCCCGTCTCGGCCTCGTGCGCGTCGTACGCGTCTGCCCGGTCGAGCTCGTGCTGCTCACTGACGAGCTCGTCCTCGCAGCGCTCGCAGACCCACTCGCCACGCGCGAGCAGCTCGGTGCGCGCGAGGCAATCCTCACGCGTCAGCACCCGGCACCCGTCGCAGGCCCTCGATGCGAGCGCGCTCATTGGGCCGCCTCCTCTGCGTGCTCGGCCTCGCAGCGCGCGTACTCCGCGCGATAGGCCTTCTCATAGGCCTCGCGGTCAGAGTCGCTCGCTTCGTAGCGGTGGCCGAGCGTGAGCACGAGGGCGCGCGTCACGCTGGCGTCAGCGTCGCTCGCGTCGGGCGCGCACGGCAGGCCCTCCGCCCAGTCTGTGCACGCGACGAGCACCGCGCGCTTGCGGTAGAGGGCTTCGATGTGGGCCGCGATCGACATGCACCCAGACTAAACAGTAAATGACTATTCCGCCAACAAAAAAAGACCGGCCGAAGCCGGTCCGCGCATTTTCTGACTATCACGTGCGTCGCGCTACTGCTCGGCGACCGCCATCGGCGTGAAAAGCCCGTCTGCGTCGTAGCAGCCGAGCGTCACGACTCCGCTGGCGCCGTCGCCTTCGGTGCGCTCCACGCGCTCGAGGATCACTACAGCCTCGCCCACCACAAGCCTGAGATTCTCGCCGTCGTTGAGCAGCGCCCACGCGTTCGTGTCTGACTCGAGATCTCGACACGAGGAGCGCTCAGGGCTGAACGTGATCCGATCTCCGCTCGTCGCGTAGCTGCCCGCGATCGTCTGCACGCCCACGCTGCCGTCTGTGAGCTCGCAGAGGACCAGGCTCTCGTACTCGCCCGCGTCCAGGTCGAGGATCAGCCCGCACGTGCCCCCCGTGTCCGCGTACCAGCGCCCCTCGAGCCCAGGCTCCGTCGCGTCGTCCCCGCATCCCAGTGCGACGACCACAGTCGCCGCGCAGAGGCCTCTAATCGCGCGCATCATGTTCTACCCCCCCCTTTTTTTGCAGCCTTTCAAGGGTCCATCTGAGAGCCTCGAGTTGCAGCAAGCACGGTACCGAGGGCAGGCCGAGCGAGTCAGGATCCACGGCGAGCATCGCGGTGGCAATGCTCGACGGGGTGCTCCGCCCGCTCGGTGAGTCCAGGTACCTGCATACTTCAGTCAAGTATTTGCTGTTCCAAGTATTTTGGCGAAGCATGGTCAGACCGAGCGTTTTCGCCCGATCGACAGATTGAATTCAATCAATTCTCGTACACGGTGGACGTCTTTCACCCCTGGGTCTGGGACGCCTAAGGTCGCGTAGTTAACCGCGCGCAGGCGCGCGCGTACCTGTTCTGTACAATCGGCCGCAAGCTCGCTTGCTAGGTAGATCTCGACAGAGGGGGGCGGCTGACGGACTCCGTCGTCGGGGGTCCCGTACATCAGCCAGGCCTCGGACACACCGAGCTTGGGCGCGAGCCGGCGCGCTGTGGATCTCGAGAGCGGGTAGCCTCCTGTCTCGATGCGCCAGATCGTCTGTGTGCGCACCTTGATCGCGTCCGCGAGTGCCGATTGCGTCGGATACCCCGCGGCCTCTCGGGCCCTTGCGAGTCTCTCGCCCTGAGGCGAGCGGTTCTTCGACATTTCGGGGTCGAGTGTGTCGTTTGCGTCGGAGGACATCGATTCTCAGTTGCGCGATGAACATTTATTGTTTATTGGGAGAATGTGTCAGCCAAATCGCTCAGTGTCGGAAGGCGAATCCGCGAGGCGCGCGAGCGGGCGTCTATGTCCGCGCAGCAGCTCGCCGAGCACGTGGGACGCGACAGGCAGACGGTTTACCGGTGGGAATGGGGGCAGGTAGAGCCGAGTCTCGAGCATCTCGAGCGGGTCGCTCACGCGCTCGGTGTCACCGTAGGCCATCTGTTCGGGGAGTCCTCTATCCCAGAGGATGGGCGGGCAGACGCGGGATAGTCCAGGGATTGTTTATGCGTCGGTGCGGCGTAGCACATAAAATGTTGCATTCACGCCTAAATCGCTGATTTTACACGTCTTTGTGTGTACTCGGGGGAGTCACCAGTGGGAGAAGCGGTGGGGGAGTCTCGGGGCACGGACGAGCGGTACACGCCGGGTGAAGTGCTTGACGTCGTGCGCGCGGCGTTCGGCGGCTCGATCTGGCTCGACCCGTGCTGCGGTCCTCTCGCACCTCGCGATCACGTGGCGTGGACGGTCTACGGCGGCCCGCCGGGCAAAGACGGGCTCGCAGAGCCGTGGGAGAGCACGGTGTTCGTGAACCCCCCGTATTCGCGCGGCCAGATCGCGTTGTGGGTCGAAAAGATCGTGCGCGAGGCAGGTCGCTCTGGCGCCAATGGGATCATCGCGCTGCTCCCGCAGGACCTCGGCACACGGTGGGGGCAGCGAGTGCTCGAGACGGCGGACGCGCTCGCGTTTTGGCGCGGTCGGATCACGTTTGGAAGCCCAAGCGGCCCGCCGCCGGCGGGGGCCAAGCAGCCCAGCGTGTTTGCGTACTGGGGCTCTGACTTTGGGCGTTTTCGCCGCGCTTTTGCGGCACACGCAGGAGTGGTGAGGCTATGACACCGGTCTGCCTGGCGGGACCGAGCGCGGAGATCAAGCGCGTCGAAAAGTGGGTCGAGCGCCTCAAGGCCGAGAAGGGCATCGCGCTCGTGTCGACGTGGCACCTTGGCGCGGCCGAGTGGAGCGGGCGAGACGCGCGCTTGACGCGCACCGAGCAGGCGGTGCGCTCGCAGCTCAACGCGAAGCAGCTCCGTGAGGCGCGGATCTTCTGGCTGCTGTTTCCGCTCGGCCACAGCGACGGGGCCCTCGAGGAGCTCGGCTACGCGCGTGCGCAGCGCTGGCACGTGGGGCCTGAGCGGCTGAGGATCGTGGTCACGGGCGAGGGCTCGTCGCGCACGCTGTGCACGGCGGACGCGGACTATCGCGACGTCTCGGACGAGCTCGGCTTCGTCGAGGTCGTACGGCTCGCGACGAAGGCCAATCCCTTCGCGGGGCTCGGGGAGGTACCGTGATCGACTGGCGCAGACTCGCGGGCGTAGGGGTCCTCTGCAGCGCGCTGACGCTCGGGGTGCACGGCGCCGAGGCGCGGCCTGGGGACGGCTGGGCGGCGCACGCGGACACGCTCGCGCGGGTGTGCGTCGCGGAAGCGGACGGCTCGCAGGCGGACTGTGCGGCGATCCTTTGGACGCTCGAGCATCGCCGGCAGGTCACGGGTGCGCCGGTGGCCTCGGTGATCGTCTACTCGGCGACGCTCAAGCTGCCGAACGAGCGCGCGGAGCGCATCCACACGCTCTCGCTCGAGGAGCTGCACCCGCTGCGTGCGCGGCAGATTCGCGAGGCGCGCATGCTCGTCGATGCGTGGCTCGAGGGGCGCGTCAAGGACCCGTGCCCGTCTGCCACGCACTGGCGAGGCACGTCCGATGCCCACCCCAGTTGGCTCGTCGAGGTCGACTGCGGGGGCACGCGCAACACGTTCGGGCGTACGAAAGGGGCACCATGAAGATCACGTCAGTCAACGACCTCCCGGTGCGGCTCACGGCCGCAGAAAAGGCCCTGAAGGCCGAGCAACTCGTCGCGGACATGCACGAGATTCAGGATCTCGAGGACCAGAAAAAGACTGCGACGAGCGAGTACAGCTCAAAGATCAAGCGCAAGCAGGAGCACGCGCGCCAGCTCGCGTACGAGCTCAAGACGGGCACGGAGCTGCGCCCTGTGGAGTGCTACGAGCGCCCGGTCTACGGCGACATGGTGGTCGAGCTCATTCGCGTCGACACGGGCGAGGTGGTCTCGACACGGGGCATGCACCCGAGCGAGCGTCAGCGCGCGATGGAGTTCGGGGAAGACGTGGCCGCGAGCGAGCGTCGCAAGGGCGGCAGCCACAAGCGACGCGGTGCCGCACCGGAAGCGGTCGCCAACGACAACGGGGAGCCGAGCGAGCACTGACATGCTGCCGAGCGCTCCATATCGTCCAGACCAGCAAGCGCGAGCGCTCCGTGAGCGGCTCGAGCTCGCGGCGGTCCGCACGGACGACGTGGAGTGTGCTCGAGCAGCGCGGGACCTCGTGGCCTTCTGCGGGGAGCATCCCGAGTACCGGCTCTGTGCCCTCGTGCCCTTCGCGGGCCCGCCTACGGCGCCTGAGCCGAGCGACGCGAAGCAGATCACGTCGCGCTACGACGCGCGCTGCAAGCGCTGCCAGCGGCTGATCGTGGCGGGCGAGACGTGCATGTGGACACCGGGCGAGCGGGGCATCACGTGCCCTTCCTGCGCGCTCCTCGAGCCCGGAGGCGAGCCGTGATGGCCGAGGTGCACGAGACTCCAATCGCCCGCGTGCTCGGCGTCCTGAAGGGCGTCAAGCGCAGCGATGGCGGGTGGGTCGCGCGGTGCCCGGCGCACCCGGACAGGCAGCAGAGCCTCGGGATCGACGTCAACGAGGGTAAGGTCCTGCTCCGCTGCCACGCAGGTTGCGACGTCGCCTCGATCGTGAGTGCGATGGGCTTGCGCATGACCGACCTTTTCCCGCCGGAGAGCGCCCAGGAGCGTCCGCGAAAGGGGCCATCGAGCCTTACCCTCGCCGAGCTCGCGGCGCACAAAAAGCTCCCGGTTGAGTTCCTTCGCTCGCTCGGCTGGCGGGAGGCGACGAACCGGCATGGGAGCCTCGTCGAGATCCCCTACGTGCGCCGTGACGGGGGCGTGCACCGCATACGCCTTCGCGTCGCTCTGAGCGCGAAGGAAGGGTCGAAGTGGGGCCAGGGCTCGAGTCAGATCGCGTACGAGCCGGACGGCGGCAAGCTCGCGCAAGCCGAGGGCTACCTCGTCGTGTGCGAGGGCGAGACGGACACCGCGACGCTGCTCTACGCGGGCATCCCGGCGCTCGGCATCCCTGGCGCCACGGCCACGGGCCTGCTCACGTCCGAGCACCTCGAGGGCGTGCGCGCAGTGTTCGCGGTGCGCGAGACGGACCAGGCGGGCGAGCGCTTCGCGGCGGCGATCCGCGAGCGTGTGCAGGAGCTGTCGGAGGTGCCGGTCTACGCGCTGCCGATGCCGGGCGCCGCGAAGGACCCTTCGGCGCTCTACCAGCGCGACCCCGAGCGCTTCGCCGAGCTCGTGCACGCGGCCATGCTGGAGGCCGCTAAGCCGCCGCCTGAGCCGCTCGACGACGTGTGGCGCACGCTCGGAGAGTGGGGCGCGCTCACGACGCCACCCCAGCCCAGGCGCTGGCTGCTCGACCGGCCCGACGACGAGACGAACGGCGCCCGCAACGTGGGCGTGTTTCCGCTCGGCAAGGTCGGGATGCTCATCTCGGCGGGCGGCGTAGGCAAGACCATGCTCCTCGTGGAGCTCGCGCTCAGTGTCGCGACGGGGCGCAAGTGGCTCGACTATTTCGGCGTCGCGAACCAGGGCCGCGTGCTGATCGCGCTCGGTGAGGAGGACGCCGAGGAGATCGGGCGCCGCGTGTACCAGGCCGCGCAAGCCATGCGGCTCACCGACGCTCAGATCGAGCTCGCTTCGAGTAGCATCGTGGCCATGCCGCTCGCTGGACGCTCGGTAGCGCTCGTGGACGGCCTCGGCGCAACGCTGCAGCCCACTGCCATGCTCGAGGCCCTGAAGAAGCGCCTCGAGGCCGCGCAGGGCGGTTGGCGCTTGATCATCCTCGACCCTTTGTCCCGCTTCGCGGGGCTCGACACGGAGAAGGACAACGCAGCGGCGACCCGCTTCGTTGAGGTTGCAGAGTCACTCGTGAAAACACCGGGAAATCCGGCGGTCCTGATTGCACACCACACCAACAAAACGTCGCGTGCAGACGGTGCCTCGACGAGCGCAAGCAGCGCTCGGGGTGCCAGTGCTCTGACGGACGGGGTGAGATGGTGCGCGAATCTCGAGCCGCTCTCGGACGACACGGTAAGCCTGGAGATAACCAAAAGTAACTACGCCCCGCGTGGCTCCGCCGTCACGCTGGTCCGAGACACCGAGCACGGCGGGTACTTGCGTGTGCAGACACCGGCAGAGGTCGGCGCACGTCTCGATAAGCTCTCTGCCAAGGCTCACGCCCGCGCCCAGGCGACGCGTGAGCTCGTGCTCAGGGCCGTGGCGGAAACGCCAGGCCTGACGACGTTCGGCGCAGTGCACAGGATCACGAAGGGTCGGCGCGCAGACGTGCTTGCCGCCTATCACGACCTGATCGCCGAAGGACGTATCGAGCGCACCGGCCGTGGTCTGACTGTGGGAGAAGGGTCGGTCGGAGATGGGTAGAAGTAGTTCCCAAAAAAATGGGAACGGTTCCCGGAACTGGTCGCGGCAGGGCCAGTTCCCGCCCCTTTGCCCCCTAAGGGGCAATAAGGGGGCTGGGAACTGTTCCCTGCTAGGGCCTGGGAACGGGGAACTGCGGGAACTGGGAACTGGGAACTGCAAGCGATCGAGGCCTGATGCTCTACGGGTCACGCGCGCTGGGTCGACAGGTCCGGGAGGGGGTGAGGCGTGATGACTGAGCCGTTCGCACGGGAGCGTGTGCTCGCTCGGGAACTCTCGGAACGCCTTGGGCTGGGGCCTGGGGCTGTCGAGGAGCTCGCGTACGCCCTCGCGGCGTACCGGGACGAGGTGCAGGCCGTCTCGGGCGACGAGCTGGCTCTACAGGCCCGCAGGGAGCTTGCGCCGAGCACGTTCCTTCGCGGGCGAAAGGGGAGGTCATGAGCGCGTCAGCACGGGATAGCCCAGCGAGGGCTACCGCCTTCGCGGTGCCCCTGAGGACGGTGAGCCTGCTCAACAGCCGTGAGCACTGGTCAGCACGGGCTAGGCGTGCGGCGAAGGAGCGGGGAACGGTGCGCGTGGCTGCGCAGGCCTGGGGGCTCGGCAGCTTCGAGCTGCCGTGCGTCGTCAGGCTCGTGAGGTGCGCCCCCAGGCGGCTCGACGACGACAACCTTCGCGGCTCGCTCAAGCACGTGCGCGACGGCGTGGCGGACGCGCTGGGGGTGGACGACGGCGACCCTCGCGTCGAGTGGCAGTACGCGCAGGAGAAGAGCGCGCCGAAGGCCTACGCGGTGCGTGTCGAGGTGGAGGAGGTGAGATCGTGAACGTGAAACAGGCATTCGCGGACGGGCTGACGGCGTGCGCGATCGTGCTCCTACTCGCGGCAGTGATGCTCGACGGGGGCGACGTGGACGAGTGGCTCGACGCGGTGGGGAGGTAGAGCTTGCTCGACTATCGCGTCACGCTCGCAGACAGGGTCTCGCCGTACGTGTATTCGGCGTGGCTCCGGTCTGCGTGGGACGCGAGGCCGAGCCACTCAGACCCGCTCGGCAAGGACGACTGGCACCGCTACGAGCATGCGCGCATCGAGGCCCTCTCGCGTCGTCCGGGCTGGGCGCTGCATGTGCTCACCTCGGACAGCGAGCCGTGGTGGCTCGGTGGCTTCGTGGCGAGCGAGCTCGCCGGCGACGAGTGCGCGGTGCACTGGGTGAACGTGAAGGGACCGTGGCGCAGGCAGGGACTCGCGCGTGCGCTCGTCGCGTGCGCCTGCGCGCATCACGGCGTGAGTCGCTGGGTCGCGGCGTCGTGGCATCCGCGGTGGACGCCACGGCTCGAACAGAGGCAGGTCCGCACCGACGTGCGGCTAGCAAGGGTGGTCGATATGCCAGGTGACGTTTTGATGGTGAGGTTTCGCGAGCCGGTCATGCTTCCAGGGACGGGCAGCTTCGAGGTCAACCTGTGGCGCAGGGAGACGAGCAATCGCACGCAGGCTATTTACGACCCGGAGCAACGCGCCGTGGTGTTCGTGCATCCAGACTACGAGACTTGCGCGCTCGTTCCGTTCGAAAACATCGCCTCGATACGCCTGGAGTTCGACCATCCGAAGGAGGCCGCGGGATGAGCGATCCATTCGTCAATCGTCCGCGCATCGGGGTGAATCTCGATGAGATGGTGCGCTCACTCGCGGCCAACATCGAGGACGTCGGCGAGCGCAACCGTCGCGAGCTCGCCGACCGGCCGAAGCGCTACGACAAGAACGAGCACTACTACTGCGTGGCGCGCCGCTTCGCGAATGGGCAGGTGTGGATCGAGACGCTCGAGGACGTGAGCCCTCAGCCGCTCGAGGACGACGTAGGCCATCGCGAGATCGTGAAGCTCGGCAAGCTCAGTGCTTCCGGTCCGAGCGAGGCGGGAGCTATTGCGAACCTCCATTTCCGCTACGCGCAGGAGCTGTTCCGCCGCAAGGTCGTCGACTTCGATCGTGCGCGCGAGTGGTCTGCGAACGTGCGGTTTACGATCGCCGAATGGCTGGGGTAGCGCTTGTCGAGTGGGCCTCAGCCGATACGGAAGAAGCGCGTCACGCCGGAGAAGCGCAAGATCCTCCGTGCGGCGGCTGCGAAGCGCAAAGAGGCTGCAGTGCCCGCGCCCGCGCCGACAATGTTCGAGCTCGATGCGTCAGCCGAGCAGATCGAGCGCGACTCACACGCTGATTGGTCCTCGCTCACCCCGAAGCAGCGCCGGTGGATCGCGGCGTACATGGGCGCGGCCAACGGGCGCCCAGGCAAGGCCGCCGAGCTCGCGGGCTACGCCGGGACGAAGGAACATCACGCGGACATTGGCTACCAGCTCAAGAAGCACCCGCTCATTTCGCGGCTGCTCTACCAGGCGATCGAGTCCGATCCGCTCGTGTGCGGGTACCTCGAGAGGCTGCACATCCGCTCGGCGATTGCGCGCGACGTGAAGGCGAGCGTCAACGCGCGGCTCGTGGCCCTCGAGCAGCTCGACAAGATCCAAGGCACCTACGCGCCCACGCGCCTAGAGCTGTCCGGCCCGGAGGGCGGCCCCATTCAGCTCCAAGCGCTCGAGCGCCTCAGCACGGACGAGCTCGCAAAGGTGGCGCTCGAGCCAGACGTGATTGACGTGCCAGGCGAAGGCGAACGGTAAGGTGCTTTGAGCGCCATCCCATGACCGCGTAAGCTCGGTGAGCGCTGAGCGACCGTGCGCTACCCGTGGGGATGCGCGTGTCGCCAGAGCACGAGGAGTTCGTCGAGCTGTGCCGCAAGCTGCGTGAGCTAGGCGCGGTCACCGTCAAGACTCCGCTTAACGAGGCGACGTTCGCGCACGGCCAGCCGAAGCCGTTCATGACGCCAAAGCTCGTGCCCGGCGTGAAAGTCGCGCCGAACCTCGCGATCGCCAAGCAGCAGGCCGAGCTCGAGCGCGCCGAGCGCGAGCGCCGCGAGCGTGACGAGGAGTTGTCGCGCGTATGACCGAGCATGAGAAGGCCTGGTACGAGCAGAAGCGCGCCGACCTCCCGGCCGCGGTGTTCGCGGCGATCGACACGTTCACCGACACGCAGCGCAACTACCGCGACAAGTGCCGGCACCTCATGGCACTGCGCAACGGATCGCCGGACATCACGGGCGACGGGCTCTACCTCGGGGACGACGGGCGGCTGAGGTACAACCTCGTGTCGTCGACGATCGACACGATGCTTTCGATCGTCTCGGCGAATCGGCCCATTCCGCAGGCCGTCGTCAAGGCGGGCGACTGGGACCTGCAGCGACGGGCCAAGCTGCGCACGCGCACGCTGCAGACGCTGGGCGTGGAGCTCGGGCTGTTCGAGCTCATGGCCGACGCCTACGACGACGCGTGCACGACGGCCATCGGCGCCATCGAGTTCCTTCGCAACCCCGACAGCGGCGGACCCATGGCCGAGCGCGTGCTCCCGAACGAGCTCGCGTGGGACCCCATCGAGGCCTACCGCGGCACGCCGCGCACGCTCACGCGCAAGCTCCTCGTCGACCGAGAGCAGCTCGCAGCGCTCTACCCGTCGAAGGCCTCCGACATCCGCAAGAGCCGCTCGGCTTCGCGCGAAGAGCTGATCGACGCGGGCATGCGCTACTACGAGGGTTGCGACATGGTGCCGGTCGCGAAGGCCTGGCACCTGCCGAGCTCGAGCCGGTCCACCGACGGGCTGCACGTGATCTGCACCGACACGGCGCTGCTCCACGTGCAGGACTGGACGCGGCCGCGTTTCCCGATCGCGTTTTTTCGCTGGGCCAAGCGCCAAGTCGGCTTCCTCGGGCGCTCACTCGCGGACGAGGTGCGCGGCGCCCAGGCGCGGATCCACAACCTGATCAAGTTCGTCGAGCGCTGCCAGGATCTCGGCAGCGTGCCGAGGGTGTTCGTGAACGGCATGGCCGAGGTCACCGAGGAGGACATCGACAACCTCGAGATGAGCGTGATCCGCTACGCCGGAGACCAGCCGCCCACGTTCTTCACGTTCGACGCGACGCCCCAGGACCTCGTCGCCGAGATCGACCGCATCCGCGAGCAAGTGTGGTCGGAGAAGGGCATTTCGCAGGCCCAGGTGCAGGGCGAAAAGCCCGCGGGCGTGTCGAGCGCCGTCGGCATGCGGACCGTCGACGACATCGCTTCGCGTCGGCACTCGCGCAACATCCGCCAGTTCGAGCAGGACTGTTTGCGCTGCTACGAGTGCCTCGTCGATCTGCTCGACGACATCGCCGACGAAGACCCGAGCTTCGAAGTCGCGGCGAGCGTGCGCGCGAAGTTCCTCGAGACGTCACGCTGGGGCGAGCTCAGGCTGAGCGAGGGCGACGCGCGCATCGCGGTCTTTCCGATCTCGCAGCTGCCGACCACGCCGGGCGCGCGTTACGACCGCATCGAGGAGCTGGTCCAGCAAGGTTGGATTACCCAAGAATTCGCGCTGCAGCTCCACGGCCTGCCCGACCTCGAGGCCTACGAGGACCTGCACACGGCAGACCTGCGGCTCGCGCAGGCCCAGGTGGCGCGCATCCTCGGCGGCGAGCTCAACGTCCGGCCCGACGTGTACCAGAACCTCGCGGTGGCCGCGGATTACGCGCGTCGGCGCTACGTCAGCGAGCTGGAGGACGGGCTACCTGACGAGCTCGCCCTCGAGCTACGCGCCTACATCGACGCGATCAAGGCCAAGCAGGACGAGATCGCGGCCGCGATACAGCCACCCGTCGAGGCAACGCCGGCGGGCCCCGCGGCGCCTGAGGCGATGGGCGCACCGATGCAAGCGCCGATGCCCGGCGCGATGCCAGCCGAGCCGCCCATCGCGGCTGAGTGAGGATCCATGACCGAAGCCGCAGCCGTGGCGCAGAGCACCCCCGCGCCAAGCACCCCGACGCAAGCGACACCCGCCGCACCGCAGGCCGCGCCGGCCCCAGAGCCCGCGCTCAAGATGTCCCCAGGGCGCATCGCGCTCAAGCTCGAGGACACCGAGGCCGCCAAGGCGAAGCCCGACGCGCCGGCATCCGCGCCCCAGGCGCCCCCGGAGAGCGACGCGGACAAGGCGCCGAAGGGCAAGGACGACCTTCGCGTCATGCGCGCCCTTTCGCAGCTGCAAAAGGCCCAGGGCGAGGCCGCCAAGCACCGCGCCGAGCTCGAGGCGCTCAGGGCTGAGGTCGAGCCCATTCGCGCCCAGCACCAGGAGCTGAGCGAGCTTCTCACGGCGGCCAAGGACGACCCGGAGAAGGCCCTCGTCGTGCTCGAGCGCGCGGGTTGGGACTTCGAAAAGCTCGCCCGTCTCGCGATGGACGGCAAGCTCAAGAGCCCCAAGCGCTACGCGGATCTGCCGCCCGAGGTCGCCGCACGCATCGAGCGGCTCGAGGCACGCGAGAAGGAGCTCGCCGAGCTCGAGACGAAGCGCAGGGCCGACGAAGCCGCCCAAGCTGAGCTCGCGAAGAAGGAGGCCAACCGAGCCGCGGACATCGAGCACGTGCGCTCGCTGGCGTCCGAGCTCGACCAAGTGGGCACCTTCGAGGCCCTGCCCGGCGTCGCGGAAATCGTGGTCGCGAGGGCTTACCAGGCGCTTGACGCCGGCGAGACGCCGGACGTCGCGGCACTGATCGCGGAGACCCGAGATCAGGTGCTCGCCGAGACGCGTAAGCTGCTCGCGTCGGAGCGAATAGTAAGGGCGCTTTGCGACGACGCGCAGGTGCGCGATACACTGCTCAAGGCCCTTGGGGTCAGAGCGAGCGCGGTAGGTAGGCCCGGTGAGCGAAGAGCGGGCGAAGGCGATGGGGATGGTCCCCGATCGCTTCCCACGTCTCTGTTGAGCGAGGTTCGAACGAGAAACGCCGACGGTGAGGAGCTCTCACCCGAGGAACGCAGGCGAAGGCTGCGTGAGGCGTCTCGGTCGGTGCTCGACTCGATCAAGCTCTGAGGTCCAACGATGCCGCTTACCACCGTCGAAATCTCCCCCATTCTGCGGGAGATGGGTTCGAAAAACTGGGATCGCAAGGCCATGGTCAACGCTCACCCGTTGATGGCCACGATCCCGAACGACACCGAATCCATGGTCGGGGACTACTTCAAGATCCCGGTGAACTACGCGAAGCCCGCAGGCCGCTCGCACAGCTCGACTGTCGCCTACGACAACGAGGACGGCAGCCGCGACGTTGCGTTCAAGGTCACGCCCGTGACCGACTACCTGACGTTTCGCCTCCACGGCGGCGTCGTCCGCAAGGCCAAGCGTTCGAACGACTCGAACAGCTTCGAAAACGCTCTCAAGCGTGAGGTGTTCCTCGCTCTCGAGGGCGCTGGCGACAACATCGCGAAGGAGGCCTACCTCAACGCGGGCGGCTATCGCGCGCGCGTCCACCCCACCATCGCGATCTCGACCACGTCGCTGACGCTCGCCAACCCCGCAGACGCGGTGCACTTCTATCCGGGCATGCGCGTCGGCGCGAGCGCGGACGACGGCACGACCGGCTCGCTTCGCGGCTCGCCGACGTACGTGACGATCGTGAGCGTGGCTCTCGAAACGGGCGTGCTCGTGGCGAACGCCAACTGGTCCACGATCTCGAGCATCGCGGCCAACGACTACCTCTTCGCGGAGGGCGATTTCGGCGCCGCGTGCACGGGGCTCGAGTCGTGGAACCCGTCGTCGGCTCCGGGCGCTACGGCGTTCTGGACCGTCGACCGCAGCGTAGCTCCCGCCTACCTCGGGGGCATGCGCTACAACGGGTCGAGCGACTCGATCGAGACCGTGTTCATCAAAGCGGACCGGCTGTTCTCGCTGCAGCACGGCAACCCCTTCAAGCAGGCCGAGGTGTTCATGAATCCCATGAGCGTCGGCGGCCTTCGCATCGCGAAGGAAGGCTCGCGCTTCATCGACAGCGACAACGAGTACGGGATCGGAATCGAGAAATTCCGGACCGCCTCGGGCCACGTCATCGTCGAGGACCGCGACTGCCCCGTGGGCGTGGCTCGCGTCATCGGCAAGGGGTGCTTCATGCACTGCACCACGGGCAAGCAGCCCGCGCTCGCGGATGTCGAGGGGATCGAGATGGTCTACGACAACCGCAACGACGCGTACACCGCAACGGTCGTGATCGACCACAACTTCGCGAGCGAGAAGCCCAACGGCCTTGGGCGAATCACGCTCCCGAGTGAGGCGTACGCATGAGCACCACGAGCACCCTGACGAAGAACCTGATCAAGGCCCACGGTCCTTCGTCCGAAGACGCGCTCGTGTCGTTCACCACGGCGAACACGAGCGCTCCCACCGTCGTCGAGAGACACGGCGTCGCGAGCGTGTCGCGCTCCGGCGTGGGCGTGTTCCTCGTGACCCTCTCGCAGACCGCGAAGGCCTATCACACCTTCGTGTCGAAGGAGGGCGCCGCGGCGCTCGACGCAAACCAGGTGATCGTGTCCGCGAAGAGCGTCTCGGCGCGCACGGTCACGATCACGGTGACCGACGGTGCCGGCGCTGCAGCCGACACCACCGCGCTCACCATCAACCTCCTCGTCAGGAAGCGGATCTCCGCATGAAGGACGAGAAGGGAAAGGGACTCGGCTTGCTCATCGGATTCGGCCCTAAGCCGAAGGACGACGACAAGCCGGAGTCCGACGAGGACGACATGGGGGCGCGTCGTGCTGCGGCGCGCGCTGCCATGAGCGCGCTCAAGGACGACGACGTGGAGGCCTTCGAGGAGGCGCTCGCGTCGTTCGTCGAATACTGCTGAACGGAGGTCGTAGTGCTCCCGGTGACGCTAGGCACGCTCCAGTCTGCGATCGAGGAGCGCTACGATCTCGACACGTCGACCTCGACGTCGTTCATCTCCTCGGGCCTCATGATCTCGCTGATCAACGAGGCCATCTCGTCGCTCTACGCGATGCTCATGCAGACGCGTCCCGACGAGTACTGCACCTTCGAGGAAACGATCTCCGCACCCGCCAACACGGCGACCTTCGACCTGTCGACGCTCAGCGCCGCGTCGTTTGTCGACCTCCGCGCGGTCTACTGGCTTCGCGCGAACAACGACCCGGTCGAGATCGAGGCGGGAACGCTCGAGGACTTCCACAAGCGCTCAATGGCCGCAGAGGCGTGGGACGAGCGGGTCACCTACTGCGTCATCCGCGACGAGCTGTACTGGCTCCCCATTCCGAGCACGACGCAGAGCCTTCGCGTGGTCTACGTGGGTATGCCGACCCCGCTCGCGATCAGCGCCGACACGGTGTTGCTGCAACCAGGCTGGGAGCAGTTCATCGTGTACGACGTGTGCCTCAAGCTCGCGCTCAAAGAGGAGCGCGACACGGGTCTGTGGGAGCGCGAGCGAGAGACTGCGCGCATCGCGGTGCTGTCTCAGCGCGAGCGAAACAAGGGCAACGCCAAGGGACGCGGACGGCAAATCCGCGACAGGCGCGGCACGCGTGAGCGCCTCGTGTGGCCGTACAAGTGGAGGGATCTGTGAGCGGCAGGCGAACCACGTTCCGCCAGCCACGCGTGGGCGGCGAGCTCGACGGTGTGCGCGACGTGTCTCGTGCGCTCGAGCGCTCGCCGCTGTTCGATCTGCAGGAGCTCGAGGTTGAGTGGTCGGCCGAAATCTTCAAGCTCGCCCGGCACAGTCTTGGCAGGCCATTCAGGCACTGCATTCTCACCGGCGTGAGCACCGTGCCGACCGACGCGATCGTCGCATCGACACCGTCCTCTGTGCGCGCAGCGGGCTACGATCCTGCTGTCTACGTGATTCTTGGCACCCCAAGCGCGTTCACGGGCACCACGACCTGGTTGGTGGCGTGATGGCACTCGAGCGTAGAGAGGTTGAGATCCCGCTCAACGGAGGTCTCGACACGAAACAGAACACCGAGCTTCAGGATCCCGCGACGTTCACGCAGCTTGAAAACCTGCGCTGGAACCGCGTAGGCGAGCTCGAGAAGATCCCGACGCACAACGTGGCGCTCAGCGTCGCCACGCCGCTGAGCGGCTCGCGCTACTCAAACCTTGGCTGCAGCACGGTGCTCGGTCGCGGGTCGGAGGTCTGCGTGCTGACCGGCAATCACGGCCTGCTCAGGCGCGTGCGCCGCGTCGACGCAAACCTCGATGACAGCGAGGAGCTCGCGGCGATGACCGCGTCGGAGACCGTGGGGTCCACCGAGTATGACGATCTCACCTGGGCGCCATCGAACGCGATCGTGAGCCGAAAGATTGTCGACAGCGCCCAGATGTTCTCGGTCGCGCAGCTTGAGTTCGGGTACATCAACGCCGCGAGCGCAACGTGCAAGGTCGGGTCGCGTGAGATCGTCGTCGTGGCGACGGTCAGCACGAGACAGAGCTCCACGTCGGGCTTCGTGCGTGTCCGCGCGATTGACGCCGAGACGTGGACGACGATTCGGGAAAGCGAGTCGATCACGATCAGCGGTGACGCGCTGGGGGTCGACATTCGCGCATGCGCAACGAGCGAGACGAACTACGAGGGCGTGATCGTCACGTACAGCGACGGCACGACCGCACCGATCGCAATCGCGGCGGTGCGCTACGACGCGCGCACGAATGAGTTTGTCTCTGTCGGCAACCTGACCACCAACGCGCAGTTTCAGGGGCACGCGCTCGCCGGCGAGATCGACGGTTCTGGGCTCTTTTATTTCGCGTACACGGACAACACGTCTGGACTTGGCGTCGTCGAGACGCGCACGCTCGCCGGCGGCGTCAGCGCAACGCACAACAGCACCCGCACGTTTTCAGCCGCTCCGGCGCTTGTGGTGGGGCTTGGCCAGGTGCTTATCACGTACGTGGCCAATGCACTGACTTCGCTGTACGCCGAGACGCTCGGAAACCCAGGCGCATCGATCACGATCAACACCCTCGCCTCGGGCATCTACGGCGCGGTGTCGGCGGCGCGAGAACTGCGAAGCGGCATCACGAACGCAGCGGTCGTCGCGGTGGAGGTGATTGAGCTCGCGGCGAACTGCCCGTTCGCGGCGATCAAATACGGGCTTGTCGACTTCACTGCAGCAGCTCCGGTTTCGCTTGCTTGGCCCGCGAACAACACCATGCCGAACGCGATGCTGCTTGGGTCGGTCACGCTAAACGGCCGGGCACACTTCGCGCTCAAGACGATCGCCGCGGAGGTCGAGCTCTACGGCGGCTTCCCCGGCCCTGCATCCGGTCTGCTCGTGCGCGTCCACTTCCCGTACGCGGGCGGGACTTACGGCTCTGGAAAACAGCGAGTCGATGTCGTAGCACGCTTCGCCCACGATCGGCTCAACGCCAACCTCCCGTTTTTCATCGCTCCACTGAGCGTCACGGTGATCGACTCGACGAGGGCGCGCTTTTCGGTGCTGCTAGACTTCCCGATCGACAAGATCGTGATCGGTGGCGGCACGTACGTGTATCCTCCTGCGTTGTCCGTGGCTCTCGTCGAAGTCGATGTGACGCCGCGCCCGATGCCCACGGCGCAGCACATCGACACGGCTTTTGTTGGCGGCGGCATGCTGCACAGTTACGACGGGTCGATCTGCAGCGAAAACTCGTTCGTCACGCAGCCTCTCATCGTGATCGAAGACAACGGTGCAGGGGCGATCACGGCGGCCGCAGGTGCGTTCAAAGCCGCTGCGGTGTACGTGTTCCAGGACGCCGCGGGCAACCTGCATCGCAGTGCGCCTGGGTTCGGCGTCTACGCGTCTTCGCTCGCGGCTGAGCGCGTCGACGTCTACGTATCGCTACCCCCCGCGACCAGCCAAGACGGCTTCACGTGGAATCGTATTGGCGTCGAGCTCTACATCCTCGCGAGTGATGGCGTGTATCGCCTCGCTCAGGATGCGTCTGGAGGCGCTGACCTGTTCGACGTGTTCACGACGAACACGCCGGGTGGCGTGGTCTTTGAGGACGTAGCGGTCCCAACCGTCGCCGAGCCTCCGCTGTACAGCGACGGGACGGGCAGCGCCGAGCTCGTCAGCGAGCCGACGCCGGCGACGCACTCCATCGCGGTGATCGGCGACAGGCTGTGGCTGCTCGACAGCGAGGACCGCTCGCGTGTGTGGTTCTCGAAGCCCTTCGTCGCAGGCTACGCGCCCGAGTTCAATACCGCCAACACGCTCACGATCGGTGACGAGTGCGTTGCGGTCACGGACGTGAATGGCGTGCCCACGGTGTTTGGAAGATCGGGGATCTGGCAGATCTACGGCGACGGCCCGAACGCACTTGGCTTCGGGTCGTTCGCGCCTGCGCGCAAGCTCCCGCACCAGGTCGAATGCATGGACGCAGCGAGCGTGTGCAAGACGAGCGTGGGCGTGTTCTTCCGCGGACGGCGCGGCGTGTACCTGCTCGGCAACGGGCTTGATCTCCAGCCCGTGGGGCAAGCCGTCGACGCGGAGATGGCTGTGAGCGGAAAGCCCGAGGGCTTCTGCAAGATCGGGTACGACGAGCTGTCGAGCGAAGTGCACGTGCTCGACTTCGACGGGCGCCATTACGTGTTCAACGTTCGCGAGCAGAAGTGGTCCGAGTGGGACAACACGGACGCACGCTCGGGCGGGGCGCAAGACTGGAAGGACTGCGCGTCAATCGACGGCGCGCTGTGGTACCTGCACGAGGCTTTCCCCAGCCCGCCGTTCGAGCTGCGCAAGCTCGCGGCGTACGACGAAGCGAGCTACAACCTCTCGACGCAGGCATGGGAGCTGACTACGCCGTGGATCCGGCTCGATGGGCCAACGGGTTTCAGCCGAATCTGGGAGCTCCAAGTCTCCGTCAAGACGAACGATCTCTCCAACGTCGGGTCACTTACGCTGCTCTACAACACGCGCGACGGCACGAGCTCTCAGGTCTCGTGGACGGCCGCAAACCTGGCTGACGCAGCGGGCGATGACGACATCGCGGTGCTGCGCTTCAAGCCGCACCAGCAGATCGTGAGCGCGTTCAAGATCACGCTGACGCAGGAGATGAACGCCGAGTCGTCCGGCTGCTCTCCGATATCGATGCGCGTGATCGGCGGCGTGCGCCCAGGCGGCTACAGGCGTCGCTCGGCGCGGCAGCTCAAGGCCGGCTCGGTGCCGTCATGACAGGGCTGCACACGCCCGAGCTCATACAGCACCTTGCCCGCGTTCTGCCGCAGATCTGCGAAGGCGGCACGACGCTCTCGCTCGAGCAGGTGCTCGAGATCTTCGAGGCAAGTCAGCATTTCGCGGTGGCTCGCGTGGACGGCGGCATTCGCGCGCACGCAGAGTGCCGGATCAACCCTCAGGCGCCGCACCGCTGGATCGTGTCGTGCGCTGTAGAGCCCGAGTACCAGGGCCGAGGGCTCGGGCGCCAAACGCTCTCCGAGGCGCTTGCGTTCGCGGATGCGCATGGCGCTGAGTACGTGGACGGCACGGCGTGGGCGAGCAACACCCGCGTGCTCGCGCTCGACAAGTCGCTCGGCTTTGTGGAGGTCGGTAAGGTCGAGGACGCGTATCGCCGGGACGGCGTATCCTACGACCACGTGATGCTCGTCAGAAAGGTGGTGTGAGATGGCAGCTGGCGCGATTGCGGCAGGCGTGGGGCTCATGGCGCTAGGTGGCGCCGTGGGCGCGTCCGCGCGGGGCGTCAAGGGCACAAAGTCTAAGCATTCGTACTACGGCGGAACCAAGGACGAACTGGACGTACTGCGCGCGCGCAACGCTGCGGGTGTCCTGGAGGGCGCAGAGCAAGCCGGACAGGGTGCAGGCTATCTCGTGGGGTCGGTCGGCGAGGGCAACGCCGTCGGCGCGCACGGAAACAAGCTGTGGCAGACGGGAGGCGAGACCGACGCGCGCGGCTACCGGATCGGCGAGACTGGCTTCACGCAGGCCTACGGAGGCATGGGTGAGCAGCGCGCCGCGGGCGGCCTCCTGCGCGACGCTGCGATGGGCAACGCGCCGAGCCAGGCCGAGCTCATGTATCAGCAGCAGGCCGGCAACATCGCGCGCCAGCAGCAGGCTCTCGCAGCCACGGCGCGCGGAGGCAACCAGGCCGCGGCGATGCGCTCTGCGGGCGCGGAGGGCAGACTTGCACAGACGCAGGCACTGCAGGGTGGCGCGGCGCTTCGGGCTGCCGAGATGGCTCAGGCGCGCGGTGCCTACGCGGACGCCGCGAATGCTCAGGTCGCAGCGGGACAGGGCGTGATGCAGGCAGGGCTCGCACAGCGAGGGCTCGGCCTGCAGCAGCAGGGTGCCGCCATGGACGCGTACAAGTTTCGCGCGCAGAACACGCAGCAAGCGGGGCAGATCCTGGGCAACCTCGGCGCGCAGCGCGAGGGCCAGTGGCTCGGCGCGGAGAGCGACCTCAACACCGCGCAGCTCAACGCGGAGGTCGAAGTGCGCAAGCAGCGTGCCGAGGCCCAGAACCGAAAGAAGGACCGAATCTTTGGCGCCTCGATGAGCATGATCAAAGGCGGCGCCAACATCCTTGGCTCTGCTTCGGGGGGCAGCTGATGACGCCCGAGGAATATCAGCAGGCCCTCGCGGCCTATCGCGGCGAGGTCGTGCAACAGATGACGCCCGCCGTGCAGGAGGGCCTCGCGCCGGTGACGGACACGCTTGGCCAGCCTTTGCCTGCGTCGCCCTACGCCGCGCAAGAACCTGCGTCTCCAGATATCTGGGGCGTGGCCGACCCGCAGTACGCGAACCCGCCCGCGGTATCGCTCGAGGCGCCCATGGCAGCGCCGCCCACCGTCGCG